GAATCATCGTAGGGTTAGGTGTCGGTGCATCAGATAATGATAGAAACTTCATCAGTAGCTTGTTGGTGTTTCGGAAGTTACAGTTGAATAATCCCGACCTGAAAGGGGTATTCCTATCTGTTCCAAGTCAGTTAGTGAATCAGTGCAGCATCTTAGCGGACACTGCACCGAACGTCTATATCCATGAAAGAGAAGATATGGCGTCATACTACGAGATGCTTTCACAATGTAAGTTTGTGATAAATTTGCCAGATAGAAATACTCCGGGTCGGCTTCAGGGAGAGGCTGCCTTCTTTAATATTCCAGTCGTCGGCTCAAATAGGCTGGAGTTACAGAACGAGCTATTTCCGCAATGGGCAGTCTCTCCCTTTTCCCTAGAACAAGCAGTGGAACACTGTCAGTGGATACTAGATAATCAGAATGAGGCTACAGCTTTGGCTTCCCTTGCGCATGATAAACTAGTACAGAATTATAACTTAGAGATAAGTAAAAAGAAATTCGAAGAGCTACGCGCTCGTCTTTAGGATGGTGACATGATTGCCGATTCAAGTAGTAAGTAAAGAGTTTATCAAACGAACGATAGATTCCGTACGTGATGAAATCGGGCGCAATGTTACCTTCTATACTGTAGATAGAACAGATTGCTCACTATGTATAGCCAGTGGTTACTACGATAGTGTAAAGGATAACAGTTTTTATACGCTATGTCCAGTGTGTGCGGGAGCCTATTGGATTACCGCAGCAGTCGGTCATGAGGTATTAGCAAGAGTCCATTGGGTGAATGACGAAGCAATCACCGCAACTCCGGGAGGTAAGTATTACATCGGAGAAGCAACGCTGACGATTGATACACCGTATCTCAGTCTTGCAGAGGCTTGTCAGAATGAGAGCGGGAAAGTCGTTGTCGATAGTCATGACATGATGATTACAAAAATCATCCCATTCGGGGCACCAGAAATCAATAGATATAGAATCATCCTAAAGAACATGGGAGATAGACCAGCATAAAGGAAAGGATAGGATTATGAATGAGAACGTCGTAGTGTGTCCACACTGCGGAGATAAATTTATTTATAATAAGGTCAATGGTGTGGCACTGGTTCAGGCGGCAGAAGACATCGAGAAAAGAAAAAGGATGTATTGTCGTATGACCTTGGACTCATTAGAGAAATTACATCGGGATGGCGGACTAACATTCGCCGCCTCAAAGAAAATCATTCTCGATAACTTCAATGACTTTAGCCGAGACATCCATACAATAATGGGGTTCGGCACGGAGGCTGAGTAATGTGGTCCAAGTACAGATAGATGCCTCAGACTTAACTGATTTAGTTGGTAAACGTATACCACGACATATTTCTGCTGCTTTAAGAGAAGCTGCTAGTATTATTAGATACGAAGGAAAGCAAGTTGTAGCAAAAGTATTCCTAGATGAGATGGAGTCACAAGACCCTAGCGCGTGGCCGGGAGCATACACCGAAGGCGTTATAAGCGCCATCTTTTCTGAGTTAGATATACAGGTAATCCCACAAGGCACGTCTATTGATGTTCAAGCAGATTTAGAAGACCTTGGAACTTTAGACCAGCTTGAAGCCGCATATCACTATCATGCGAAATTGGCGGGAGGGGCAACAACAGGCATTGTTCAATTACCATATCAAGGACAAGAGCTAGCTCAGCCAGACCCTAATATTCGTTACGCATATTGGGCTGTCTCTGTTCAAGATACGGGTAGAGAAGATAAAACTATCGATGCGAGACTTGAGCAATGGGCAAATAAAGCGCCCCAATGGTTAATGCTTAGAGATGGTACAACATTTGACCCAATCATTCGTCCTACTCCCGTAGATATTATTGTAACTGAAGCGCTATCAGCTTTTGGTGAGGGAGTTGTGGCAGCCCTTGTTAATCAAGCGATAGGTATAGCAGATAGACAGCCCAATCCTGAGATAGCGCAAGGTATTACGTTTGAGGTATCTGGCAAGGGGAGCAGATATCGTGGTTCAGGAGGGCGTTTTACACAAAGTCCCTACAGGGTTGAGGGCTTTGATTGATAGGAGGTACGTATGGATAGAACAACATTAGAGTCCCGTGCCTTCCGTACACAAGTGAAAGCATATCTAGAGAGTCAGGGCTGGACGGGGGAGAGTCAGCTACGTTATGAAGAGGGATTCCAGACCGATGCGACAATAACTGTCCCAATGGTCGCTATACATTTTTTACCGAGTAATAGTAAAGCTTTGCAGCTTGGAAACATTGATGATAAAACGTTTCGTCGATTTATTCAAGTTGATTGTTATATGGAATCCGAAGACCGTGCTGGCAGAATCATGGATGATGTTATGGATTTTATGGACCTTATTCCCATCGCTATTGTAGATTTGATGACAACTGATAACGTGGGTAGTTTAATCTGCTATGACACAGACACAATTAGTGGGGAAATCTTGTCCCCGAATTTAAATGTTCCGAAGGTTAATCGATGGAGAAGCATTATTCGTGGAACGTTTGAAGCGTTTTATCCGGGAAGTTAATATTAGCTAAACGTACACATACACATAGGGCGTGTAGCTAACACAGGACAAGGAAAGGACAACTTTATGTTTGAATCCTAAAAGGAGGAATTAACTAATGGCTCGTAGAGCAAGAGTCCACTCAAGAGACTTACAACCACAAGTAGCTACACCGAAAGCCCTATTCGCTGCCGCGAGAGTGCAGCGTTTCGACTGGCCGTTGAATCTACCTACCGAGTCAATTGACGAGTTAGCTCGTAGATTGCACGTAGGTACAACCAAGGATATCCCTGACGTTACTGTTACGTTTGAGGCATTCGATGTAAGCCATAACACATTCTCGTATCTTACGGGATATACGCCCGGAACATATCCGGCATCAGGAGTATCAATCACTGAGCTAAAGAACGTTGATGTCATCGGACAGATTCGTGATGGTAGCACACAGAAGATTGTGAACGCGCTTTATGTGAAGCGCGGAATCGTTACAGGTATCGATGCGACATTCGGTGTTAGAGATAACTCGTCTGTATCGTATACCGTATCTTCTAACTCAAAGAAAGAGTTTAGAAACCCTGTATTCTATCAGTTATTTACAAGTGTTTCGGGCTTGGGAAGCTCAACAAGTGTATTGACAAATGCCCCAGCATATCTGACTCGTACATCAGGATATACCATTGACGCTTATAGAACGGGCGCAGATGGAACAACAAACTACCTTGATGAAGGAACAGATTACACTATCGCTGGTTCAACAATCACTTGGACATACGCTAACCAGTTCCCTAGCACGACAGATACCGTATGGGTAACATATTGCTCGCCAGTAACAACTGCGACATTTGAACCCCTTGATGATGTTGCACCAGCAGCGATTCAAGGTAAGTATGTTCCTGTAGCGATTAGTGTCAACAATATCCCGCGTGTACAGAGTGCTACTATTCGTGCGGCTTTCGAATCAGAAGGCATCTTCGAAATGGGCGGACTAGGTAGACCAGTTGGATATGAAATCGGTATTCCGAATGTTACAGGTGATATCTCTGTTCTTAAGACAGACAATGACTTGATTAACATTCTTTCAGGACAGGCAACGACAACGGTTGAAACAGACCTAGAGTTTGCTGTCGATACTCTACCACTAAAGATTCAGCTTAAGGACCCACGAAATCCAAGTCGTACATTATTGACCTACTATGTACCGTCAATCACTGTTACGGCTGAGGGCGATGATAGCACTGTTAACCAGTCGATGAATGAAACATTCTCATGGCAATCAACTACCGGAGAATTGTTCGTCGCTTCTGGCGCGGGTCTTTGGTAAACCGACCTATTTAGGAAGTTACTTTATAGTAACCGAAAGGGGATGGGCGCAGCAATGTGCCTATCCCCCATCATTTTTGTTTGGAAAAGGAGAAGTTATGGTAAAGAAATTAGCTGACCTATTACGATGGTCAAAAAAGATTGATATTAAAGACCCCAACTCAGGAGAGGTTCTTGAGTCATACTATATGCGAATCTTGGGGGACCAAGATATTCAAGACGCATTTAAAATAGCGCGTATCAAATCATCTGAAAAGCGCGCGGCCTTAAGAAATCCAGAGACAGAAGACTATAAAGACATCGTTGCGCCCCTGTTGGAAGCAGATATAACTCTATGTAAAGAAATTATTATCTCTGCTCGTAGCTCTAATTGGAATGCCGAAGCATCTTCGATTGTAATTAAAGAAGATTTACCAAAGATAGAGGATGTTGCTACGGACCCCGATGCTCCGACACTAGAAGAGCAAGAAGCTTTAGATAAGGCTGAGCTAGATATAGCTAAAAAGTACTTAGATGATTTTAACGCTTATCTTAAAGTAAAGGAAACCGAATTAAATGCTGAGTTAGATGCAAAATCGCTAGATGAGTTACGTGAATTAGCGCAGTTTGAAGTTACAAATGTTGTGCCTCTTGGGGTTTTCTTAAAAGAGGTAGAGGACCAAAAGGTGTTTCGTTCTGTATATGAGGATAAGCTCTTTAAGATTCCTGCTCTAGATACAATTGAAGAGTTTCAACAGCTTGCGGAACCAATAAAGGACCAGCTTATTGAGGCATATAACGCACTTGAGATAGGACCAGATGATATAAAAAATTAGCCGAGGGAACAGCTT